GAGCAAACAATTCCTTAAAATGAACGATGTAATACTTACCCTGCTTATGTAAGATATGACAACTTTGATATAATTTCTTTTCCTTTCTTGATGCTACACCAATTCTTGTAAGAGTTTCCCTAACCTTTAAAAAATCATCAGGTTCATTGAGAAGCACCTCTACCATTTGATCTTGCGACCATTGTACAGTGGGCTCAGTGGTAGTCATTTCGATCCTCCAGTTTCAAGTCGTTGTTTAATAAAATTAATTTGTTCAGGGGTTAATATCTTGAGGGCATTAGATGCCTTTTCATTACTATAACCATAGTATTGTTTAATGATTTCGAGGTCCGTGACTTTATCCTTACGGAGCCAGGGAGAAAATCTCTTCTTTTTCCTAAGTGTATTTAGATAAAATGAATATTGCATGTCCTTGTCTAGGAAAGAATACTTATTCATTTCATTAGCAAACAAGATAGAATCAATATTACCTGATAAACAACGATTGATAATATAAGGAGCATAGTCCTTTATTGTAGAAGGATCTTCCTCAATAAGATTCTTCTTATTGAAGTTAATAGAATTAAGCCAATCTTTTAGTTCAGTCATAATATATGGAAAGGATCAATGTGTTCACTGTACTCATCAACATCTCTGCGGAGATTACTATATCTTTCATCCTCTTCAGCAAGTCTTTGCTCACCCTTGGTGGTATAGTGTAAAACAATAGGATTAAAGAACTCTTCATGCTTCTGCTCTACATATCCCTGAGTCACGTCCTGCACCCCGAAGAGACCTCCTGCTGCCCCCGATCTACTCAATATAACCCACATAGCATATTCATCGTATATACGAGGATTAGGCACTGGATAAGGAATCTTTTTATCCTTTATCTTTAACATCAATTCAACTAACTCACCCAAACGATCTATTACATCTAAGTGAAGTCCATTATTAAATAGCATCACACCCAAACAATATTTGTATATCTGTGTTTTCCCACCAGCCTCCACAATACACTCATCCACATAATCAAGTGCTTTCCTTATATCCTTTCCACCACCAGTGTTAGGATCATGTCTGAAACCAAACTCCTCTCTACCAAATACGTCTGCATAGTTATAATGATCAAAAAGATATTGAACATCTCCATAGAAGAGAGTATCTGAATCTACATAAAGAATATTAGAATCATCAAACTCTCCACTTCTCTTATCAAAGAACTTAAGATTATACCATTTATGAATGAATAACATCCCATGATTAGGGGCTTTCTCAAAAGGTAAAACTCTTACATCATATTCCAAAGAGAAATAAGGGGGAATAAACTCAGGGTCATCGCAAAAGAGATAAACAGGTATTTCATGATTAAACTTTCTAAGTGAACTAATACTATGATCAAGACGTTTTAACTCATGATCATTTATATGAGAATTTCTATTTACTTTATAAGAATAAAAAACAATATCACTCATCTTCCTTCTCTCGACTTATTCCTAATGGTAATATGATTACCTTCTATTTTAAACTCTAGATAGTCGGTATGATCCCACTCAAGTTCTTCATACAGACCATTTAATCTGTCCATATCATCCCAAAGATCAGTTGGAGTAGGTTCTCCCCAAAATGGATTGTCGTCTGGATTCATCGTATTATTTGAATGTTGTCATCTTCTGTCCAGAGTTCGACCTTATCTCTGAAACGACCTTCTTGTTTAAGTTTCTCATAACGTTTTCCAGCTTTACGCTTCCACCAAGATATAATGTTATCTAGGTAGAATTTATCCCAATTCTGTCCACGTATTAACTTATCTTGCTTACCAAGTAAGACTTCCCTAACATTTCCATATCCATAATCAGAAGTATAAGCTCTCTTTCTTTGAGTAAGAGTAAATGCCTTCTTAATCACCTCATTAAACTCTTCAAGTTTATCTAATTGACCATGCTCTATTAAAGACTTCTTAGTCCACGCAATCATCTTAGTCTGTCGTTTCATTTTCTTAGATGAGACATAACTAGGAGTTACTGGTGTATTATTATTAATTAAAGTGAATCTATTATGAAGTATATGAAATGCTGTATCATGAAGCAAGGGAAGAAATTTACTATCAGTTAGACCTTTAAACCTTATAAATGGTTTAAGACCATCATACTGTGATGCAGATGTCGTAGAACCATATAATGAAGTGGTCTCAAACCATCCAATTTTTTTATCAAATACTTTATTCAAATGCTCTCTTGCAAAATGAGATACACACATTAATGCAAGAAGTTTCCCACCCAGATAATTATATCCAAAAGGTTGAGAAGGAACAATCGCAAACCCCATGCAAGCATGACGATTGAATATAGAAAGATTTGCTGGTTGACCTAACCATTCATTCCTTGGTTTTGAATTAATAGTTGGAGAACCAAACCTAATAAATCCCACTATCTTCATACTATTCTTTTCATATACTATCCAACGCAATTCTCTACCAGGAATATTCTTTTCAATAACTGCAGAAGAAGTTGCAGTTAAAAGTTCATGATAATATGCTTGAGGTACGGACTGCTGAAATCTCTCTCCAACAAATCTAACCTCAAAATCCATATCCTCAGGATGAACGTCCTCATTAAAGAACTCATCCTTCAAAGAAACTATAGATTTACCTCTTGCATTAACTGCTGCTTCTTTAGTTACTCGAATATAATCTTCAATAGTATCAAATCTTTTAAAGTAACTAATAAATTCATTAGCAGCCCATACAGAATCATTTTCACTGATAATCATAATAAAATAAAATATTAATCGTGGGTATGGTTCTTCGTAAGTTTACCAGACATCTCATATGCCTCTTTATTGCCCCCATGACCGTGTGCAATACCCAACTCATGCATCTTAGCATGTTCGTCAATAGGATCTCGTAAATCCTTCTTACCTGCCCCTAGTGTAAGGTAAAGACCATATGCAACTAGTCCTATCACAACCAATCCAAAGAATAAAATAAATCCTTGATCAGGGGTAAGATTTAAATGAGGGATAATAGCATCAGGTTGCTTCTCCCATGTACCAGGTAGATTATATACTGATGGTTTTGATAGAAAGATCATTGTTTTTGTTTCCAATGTTTGATTAAGGTTTGAAGTTCTTTAATGCGTTCTTCCGCATTTTTAATTTTCTCTTTTAGTTGTGTCATTTAAAATTACACTCCACCATAATCTCAGTGAGACATGCAAGCATATTTATCTCTTGGTCTGCGACGAATGCGATTTGGTACTGGTACTTCGCAATAATAAGAACGGCAGCAGGAATAGAGCTAGGGACAAGGGATTCGTAAAGACTATCGTAAATGCGACGCAATAATACAGAAGGATCATTGTCCAAGTTATTGACACACCATTTACGTACTTCTGGAAAGTTCTTTTCTTTGAGGTTTTTAAGGAGATCATTTACCTTAACATCACTAAAGTGGGCAAGTATACCAGTATCTATCTTACCTCCTACAGAGTATCTCTGACACTCATTAAGAACTCTTCTCCAATCAGGGAAGTGCTTATTAATTAATTCTGCTAGGACTTTCTTATCTGCTTCTATTCTTTCTTGTTCCAGTATTGAGTTAAGACGTTTGAAAAAGCATGTTGCGAGATCTGCTTTTTGCTTTCCTTTGATTCCAAACTCGATGACAGCACATCGGCTGTGGAGGGGTTCAATGATTTTGTTCTTGTAATTACAGGTAAAGATAAATCTACAGTTGCTTGAGAACTCCTCAATACTCGCTCTAAGAAGGAGTTGTACGTCGGGAGTGGTATTGTCTGCCTCGTCGATGATGATAACCTTGTGCTTCGACTCACTGCTGAGAGATACTGTAGACGCAAAGTTCTTGGCATTATTCCGAACTGTATCAAGAAACCTTCCCTCATCCGATCCATTAATGACATAGACATCTACTCCTAATTGTTTGCATAGTGCTTTTGCTACTGTGGTCTTACCACATCCTGCAGGGCCTGCAAGAAGCATATTTGGTATCTCACCTTTATTTAGAAATTCTAAGAAGGTTTTCTTAGTTTGTTCTGGTAAAATACAATCTTCAATTGTTTGGGGTCGATACTTCTCAACCCAAAGAAATTCATCACGCATAATTAAAATTTACAACGATTCTTTGTTGATCACCTTCAGTGTGAGTTGTCCCACGGTGTTTGAGATTAGAATCAAAAATACATACTCTATTAGCAACACTACTTACTTTAACACCACTTTCAAATTCTGTATACCCATTGTTAGTATTGATATAAAATATAGCCGTTTTCATATCAACATAATCATGATGAAAAGGTCCAGGTTCAATTGTAGGTGTGTTAAATGTTAAATT